ATGGCATATCATTGTACAGGGTTATATCCAGAATGGTGGGAAGGTAGAAAGTTTGACAGACCTGTAAGATGTTGGGTTGGTGGTGTATCTAATGAAACGACTAGAGATGTATGTCAAAAAGAACTTGTAGGACAACCAGATGACCCTAGTGCTAAAGGTACAGGTAGTATACCTTTAAAACTTATTGGTGAAACAGTAAGAAAACCCGGAGTTCCCAATGCTATGAATAGTGTAGTTATACGACATAAGAGTGGAGGATATTCTCGTATAGGGTTTAAGGCATATGAGATGGGTAAAGAAAAATGGATGGGTGAGTCATTAGATGTTATTTGGTTAGATGAAGAACCACCACAATCTATATATTCACAAGCACTAACCAGAACTGCTGATAAGGGTGGTATTGTTTATATGACATTTACACCAGAGCAAGGTATGACCGAAACAGTAGCACAGTTTGTAAATAATTTAAAAACAGGACAAGACCTAATACAAGCGACTTGGGATGATGCACCACACATGACTAAAGAAGTTAGAGAGCAAATCTTACAAGCATTACCACCCCATGAACGAAAAATGAGAGAAAAAGGAATACCACAATTAGGTTCTGGATTGGTATTCCCAATTAATGAAGAAGACATTTTATGTGAGCCATTTGATATACCAGATTACTATCCAAAGATATGTGGTATAGATTTTGGTTGGGATCACCCTACAGCTTGTGCATGGATAGCATGGGATAGAGATAGTGATATTGTGTATATGTATGATGGGTATAGTATGCGACAAGAAACAGTACCTGTTCATGCATCAGCAATAAAAGCCAGAGGGAAGTGGATTCCTGTTATATATCCTATGGATGGTAGACAAGCTGATAAGGGTAGTGGTAAAAGTCTAGCTATGCAATATAGAGATGAAGGTGTTAATTTATTACGAGAGCATTTTACTAATCCACCACAAAATGGTATGAAAGAAGGTACAGGTGGTATAAGTGTAGAAGCAGGAGTAATGGAAATGTTGACACGATTTCAAACAAAAAGGTTGAAAATATTTAGTAATCAAAGTAAGATACTAGAAGAAATTAGGTTGTATCACAGGAAGAATGGTAAAATAATTCCTATGAATGATGATATAATATCTGCTTTACGATATGCAGTAATGTCATTGCGAAAGGCAAGAACAAGGAATACCGAACCTATGCAGATACAATCTGATTCTAATTTTAATTTATTTGCAAGGAGTATATAATGGCATATGGAAAAGGTAAAATGTTGACTAAAAAACAAAAAACATTACCTAAAAAATTACAAAGTAAAATTATGAAATCTAAAATGAAAAAGAAAAAATAATGGGTAAAGGACAAAAACATTATTTTCGTAATGGAAAAGAGTGGAAAGGGTCTACTCATAAAATGCCAAATGGAAAATTGCATTCAGGTAAAAATCATACAAAAACAAGTAAACCACTATTTCATTTTAAAGACTTGTCTAATACAGCAAAGAAAGTAGCAAAATCATGAAAAAAGGTATGCATAAAACTAAATCTGGTAAAATGGCTAAAAAAGGTCTTTACTATAATATTAACAAAAGAAAGAAAGCTGGAACTTCAAGAACTAAAAAAAAGTCAACTATTAGTTCTAAAGCATATGCAAATATGAAAAAAGGTTTTCCAAAAAAGAAGGGGTAAGCTATGGGATTTTTTTCAAGACCAAGTCCTCCACCTCCACCTCCTCCTCCTCCTCCTGCACCAGAACCAGAAAAAAAAGAAAGTAAGGATGCAAGAGAAAGAAGATTAAGAGGTAGAGTTAGAGGTATGGGTTATGGACAAGGTACTACATTAGGTGGTGGTGAAGAAACAGCTTCTGTTGCTAAAACTATTCTTGGTCAATAGTGATTGAGGTAAGAACAACAGAACCATACCGAAATGAAGTTCTTAGATTTGTTACCCCAAGAGCTAATCTGCAAGGAGTAAATAAGGATTTTGCATTTTTTGGATATTATAAAAATGATGAAATTAAAGGAGGTACAATTTTTTCTCATTATGATGGTCATAATATTTGGATGCATTTAGCATTAGATGACCCAAGAATAATGAGAAGGACTTTTGCAAAACAAGTATTTGAGTATTGCTTTTATACCTGTAAATGTGTTAGAGTAACTGCAATGACTAAAATTAATAATGTAAGATGTATAAAATTAATTGAATCGGCAGGATTTAAACAAGAAGGTAGAATAAGAAAAATAATAAAAGATGGATTACGATATTATGATGCTTTTGTGTTTGGATTGTTAAGAAAAGATTGTAAATATTTATAGGAGGTATTATGGGTGGTGCACCAACTAATGTAAGAAATAAAGGAATAGCTAGATCAGGTGGTAAGTTTGGCAAGAGAGTCGTTAAACCTCCTGCAGTTCCAAGACCCAAAAAAAAAGCAATGACTCCCACAGCACAGCCAAGTCAACGAACTCAACAAGTAAAGGCAACTTTAAGTGGGGAAGATGGTAACACTAAATCAAAATTAGGAGGATAATATGGGTGGAGGAATGAAAGCACCAAGTATGCCACAACCACAACCAATGCCAGAAATTGATGATAAGGTTGCAGAATCTGAAGCTAAACTAGAAGCTGAAAGACAAAGACTTATAGCATTAGGCAAACAAGGTTCATATGGTACATTATTAACATCTGGTACAGGAGTTCAGGAAGAAGCTCCTACTGCTAAAACAGTTTTAGGTGGTACTGCACCAACAAATAGAATAACTTAATGGCAAATTTTGAATACATAAAAAAAAGACTTGCACAATTAGAAAGTCATAGAGGAACATGGGAAGAACATTGGCAAGATATTCTTGATTATGTAATGCCCAGAAAAGCTGAAGTAGTATCTAAAAGAGAAAAAGGGGAAAAAAGAACAGAAGTATTATTTGATTCTACAGCTATAACTGCAAATAATTTATTAGCTGCAAGTTTGCATGGCACATTAACATCACCATCATTACAATGGTTTCATTTAAAATTAAGAAGTGCTGAATTAAATCAAAACAGAGATGTACAATTATGGTTAGAAAATTCTGCAAAACGAATGTATGACCTATTTAACGAATCTAATTTTAATACAGAAGTACATGAGTTATATCTTGATTTATGTTCTATAGGTACAGGTGCATTATTTGTAGAAGAAAGTAAAAAAGGTTTTGCTGAAGGTGGTATTCATTTTAATACATTACACATTAAAGAATTTTATATTAAAGAAAACAATGATGGTAGAATAGATACAGTATATCGTAAATATAATTTAACAGCACGACAAGCTATACAAGAGTTTGGTGAAAAGAATGTAGGGGAAAAGGTTGTAGAAGCGGCAACTGATAAACCAGATAAAGAATTTACATTTATACATGCAGTAGAACCTACTGAAGATTATGAACGAGCAATGGGTAAGGTAAAAACTAAATTACCTTTTTATTCTTGTCATGTATGTGTAGAAGATAAGATGACAGTAAGAGAAGGTGGTTACAATGAGTTCCCATACCTTGTACCTAGATGGGCAAAAGCAACAGGTGAAATATATGGTAGATCACCAAGTTATAATGCATTACCAGATATTAAAACATTAAACAAAGCTGTAGAGATAGGATTAAAAGCATGGGCAAAAGCTATTGACCCACCATTACTTGTAACAGATGATGGTGTTATTGGTAGAGTTAGAATGACACCTGCAGGTATAACTGTTGTAAGAAATGAAGGTAGTGTAAGACCATTACCTATTGGTAGTAATTGGCAGATAACAGATATGAAAGAAAACCAATTACGAACTGCAATACGACAAGCATATTATTCTGACCAACTACAATTACAACAAGGTCCTCAGATGACAGCTACAGAGGTACAAGTTAGATATGAATTAATGCAAAGATTATTAGGACCAACATTAGGTAGATTTCAAAGTGAGTTTCTTAATCCATTAATTGAAAGAGTATTTGGTATTATGTTAAGAGCAGAAGCATTAATACCTGCACCAGAAGTAATACAAGGTCAAACAGTAGATGTAGAATATGTAGGACCATTAGCTAGATCACAAAGAATGGAAGAATCTATTGCTATTGATAGATTGTATGCATTAGCAATGCAAGTAGGACAGATAGACCCAAGTATTATGGATAATATAAATCATGATCTTGCTATTAGAACTAGAGCAAATTTATTAGGTGTTCCTAAAACTGTATTAAGAGGTGTTGAGGAAGTTGCAGAAATGAGAGAAATGAGGGCACAACAACAGCAACAAGCACAAGAAATGGCTATGCAACAACAACAAGCACAAACAGCATTAACACAAAATCAAGCTATTAAAGAGTTAGGTACACCAGAAGCACAACAAGGTGCAGAACAAGTAGAAGAATCGGCAAGAGCCATTGGTCTAGTTGAATAATGGAACTAAAAGAATTACAAAAAATGTACAGAATTACTTTTGACTCTGGAGAAGGGAAGGAAGTATTAGCAGATTTAAAATCTGCTTATTATCATAGGACTTCGTTTGGCAAAGACCCTTATGAAACAGCATATAAGGAAGGTCAGCGATCTGTCTTAATACGAATAATCAATCTATTAAAGGAGCAAAAAAATGATTGAAGAAACGACCACAACAGAAGGTAACCCTGTAGAACAAACTGTAGACGATAATACAGTTCTAGGGTCTACTGTAAGTGATAATCAAGATTGGAGATCAAACTTACCAGAAGACTTAAAAAACGATCCTACATTATCTAATTTTAAAGATGTAGAATCATTAGCTAAAACAGTAGTACATCAACAAAAAGTATTAGGAAGTAGAATACCTATACCTAAAACTGATGAAGAAAGAATGGAAGTCTATAATAAATTAGGTAGACCAGAAGCTGCTGATAAATATGAAGTAAATGTACCAGAAGATTATTCTGCATATTTTACTCAAGACCAAATAAGTCAATTTAAAAATGTAGCTCATCAAATGGGTTTAAATCAACAACAAGTAGAAGGTCTTGTTAATTATCAAATGGAATCTATAAAGAATCAAGGAGATATGTATGCATCACAAGTAGATGTACAAAGACAAGAATCAGAAACTATGCTTAAAAAAGAATGGGGTTATGATTATGATAGTCAAATCCGTAATGCAAAAAGAGCAATAGATGTCTATGGAGATAGTGAAATAAAAGAGTTAATGAATACAGAAGCAGGTAATCATCCTGCTGTTATTCGTTTATTTGCTAGATTAGGTAAAGATATTACTGAAGATATGGCACAAAACACTCAAAATAATAGTTTAGCTACTTCACCATTAGATGCAAAACAAGAGATACAGGACACTTTTAATAACCCAGATCATCCTTATCACAATCCTAGACATAAGGATCATCAACCATCTGTTGAAAGAATGCGACAGTTACATGAAAAAGTGTATGGTAATTCTTAAAAAAGTATGATATTATTTTTATGTATGTATTGCCCTTATGGATAACAGTACATAAAGTCTAACGACTATAAACGAGGTTTCCCTTTTTAGGACAAAAACTGCATAAACAATAATATTAATTTTTATAAGGAGAACTATAATGAGTGTTCAAATTACTACAGCTTTTGTAGAACAATATAAAAGCAATGTATTCCATTTGGCACAACAGAAAGGTTCAAGATTAAGAGATGCAGTTAGAACTGAAACTGTTACAGGAAAATCACATTTTTTTGAAAGAATTGGTGATACTGCAGCACTTAAAAGAACATCAAGACATAGTGATACACCTAGAGTAGATACCCCTCACTCTAGAAGAAAAGTTACTATGGATGATTATGATTGGGCTGATCTGATTGACCAAGAGGACAAAGTTAGAATGTTAATCTCTCCACAATCTGAGTATGCAATGAGTGGTGCTTGGGCTATGGGTAGAGCAATGGATGATGCAATTATTTCTGCAGCTAGTGGAAATGCTTTTGGTGGTGTATCTGGTGGTACAACTGTAGCATTACCTTCTGGACAGAAAATTGTTCATGCTTCTGCTGGATTAACACTAACAAAATTAATTAGTGCTAAAGAAGTTTTAGATGCTGCTGATACTGACCCAGACGAGCCAAGATATATGGTTGTGTCTGCAAAACAGTTAAGCGACCTTTTAGGTAGCACAACTATTACTTCAGCAGATTTTAATTCTGTTAAAGCATTAGTACAAGGTGAGTTAGATACTTTCTTAGGATTTAACTTTATTAGAAGTGAGCGACTTGAAACTGATTCAAACAGCGATAGATTAGTTTTAGGTTTTTGTCAATCTGCAATAGGTCTTGCACTTGGTAGAGATATTGAAACAAGAATCTCTGAAAGAGCTGATAAGAACTATGCAACACAAGTATTCCTGTCAATGACTATCGGAGCTACTAGAGTAGAAGACGAAAAAGTTGTACAGATTGCTTGTCAAGAGTCATAGGAGGTAAATCATGGCAACAGCTAAATCTGTAGAAATTACAAACTTAGATGCATCTCCTAGAGTCATTTCCGAAGTCGGAAGTGTTCATGGCAAGATGAGAGTATTTGCTGATACTATTGCAGCAGGTACAGGTGATATTGATAATGATGATGTAATTATGATGGCAGAAATTCCATCTAATGCTAAAGTTATGTCAATTAAACTTTACAATGATGACCTTGATTCAAATGGTTCACCAACATTAGCAGCTAATGTAGGTTTATACAATGGAGCTACTAAGTATACTATTGGTGGAACTGAAACAGCAGCAGAAGCAGTTATTGATGAAGATTGTTATGCAACAGCTATAACAACTTTACAAGCAGCTAATACTGCAGGTGTTGAAGTTGCATTTGAAGCAAGAAATGTCAATGCAATAGCTAATCATGCATGGGAAGATGGTGGTCTTTCAGAAGACCCTAAAGTACCTTTAAGAATTGCCTTAACAATGTCTAATGTTGCAGCAACAGCAGCAGCAGGTGATATTACTATGGTAGTTACTTATGTAACTGATTAGAAACAATAGACTTAACAATTTGGGGGTTTGCAAATGACCCCCTTTTTGTTATATTAGGAGTATTATGGCAACAGAAGTATCAATATGTTCAAATGCTCTAAGGAGATTGGGTGATAGTCCTATTACCTCATTAACAGAAGATAGTGAAAGAGCAAGATTGTGTAATGCATTTTATGAACCATCAAGAGATGCAGTATTAAGATCACATACATGGAATTTTGCAATAACAAGAGCTAGTTTAGCTAAATTATCTGATGCTCCTGCATTTGAGTATGCAAATCAATTTGCATTACCAACTGATCCATTTTGTTTACGAGTGTTAAAAATGGAGTTTGAAGATTATGAATTTAAAATAGAAAATTTAGCAGGACAAGGTAGAGTTTTATTAACAGATGAAGGCACAGCTAATATTATATATATAGCAAGAATTACTGATCCTAGTTTATTTGATTCTATGTTTGTAGATGTATTAACATCTAAACTAACTGTAGATTTAGCATATCCAATAACAAATAGCACAACATTACAGGCACAAATGCAAAAAATATACGAAAGAAAATTATCCGAAGCTAGAAGTTTGGATAGCACAGAAGGGTCAACTGATAGTCTTATATCAAATGTATTTACTGATTTTAGAGCACCCTAATGGCAAGAGTACATCCATTCCAAACAAATTTTACATCTGGAGAAATTTCACCTAAATTATTTGGTCAAGTAGATTTTAAAAAATATAATAATGCAGTTGAAACTATGGAGAATATGACAGTATTCCCACAAGGTGGAGCAGAAAGAAGATATGGTTCACGATTTGTATGTGAAGTAAAAAATTCTGCGAATACTACAAGACTTGTACCTTTTGAATTTAATATAGAGCAATCGTACATATTAGAGTTTGGAGATCAATATATACGATTTTATAAAGATAATGGACAAATTACAGAAGCAACTAAAACTATTACAGGTATTACGAAAGCAAATCCAGCAGTAGTTACAGCAGCTTCACATGGATATTCTAATGGAGATCATGTATGGATTAATGATGTAGTTGGTATGACCGAAGTTAATGCTAGAAGATATACTGTTGCCAATAAAACTACAAATACTTTTGAGTTATCTGGTATAGATTCTAGTAATTATACAACTTATACTTCTGGAGGTACAGCAGCTAAAGTATATGAAATAGCAACAGAATACACATCAGCACAATTAGCAGAATTACAATTTGCACAATCTGCAGATGTTATGTATATAGTACATCCTTCACATGAGCCAACTAAATTAACAAGAACAGGGCATACAAGTTGGAGCATTACAGATGTGGATTTTGAAAAAGGACCATATTTAGACCAAAATACAACTGACACAACATTATCATCTAGTGCAACAACTGTAGGTACAGGAAGAACATTAACTGCAAGTGATGATTTATTTGCAAGTACAGATGTAGGTAGATTATTTAAATTAGGTAATGGACACGGAAAAATTACAGGATTTACAAGTGCAACACAAGTAACAGTAGAAGTATTGGTTGCATTAACAAGTAATGGTTCAAAAACTTGGTCATTAGGTGCATATTCTAATACAACAGGATTTCCAAGAGCAGTTAGTTTTTTTGAGCAACGATTAGTATTTGCAGGATCAACAAGTTATCCACAAACAATATGGGGATCACAATCTGGATTATATGAAAATTTTGATGAAGGTGATGCAGAAGCTGCAGATGCATTTATATATACAATAGCAGCAAATAAAGTTAATACAATCAGATGGTTAGCACCATCTAAAGATTTAATTGTAGGTACAGCAGGGTCAGAATATAAAGTAGGTAGACCAACAGGTGAGCCATTAAAACCAGATAATATTAATATTGCACAACAAACAACTTATGGTGTATATCCTGCACGACCAATACAAATTGGTAATGTTATTTTATTTATACAAAGACAACAAAAAAAAGTTAGAGAATTTTATTATAAGTTTGAAGATGATGCTTATTCTGCACCAGATATGACAATTTTATCTGAACACATAACAGGTGATGGTATTACAGAGGTAGATTATGCACAAGAACCAGATTCTATATATTGGGCAATACGAGATGATGGTGTGTTGTTAGGTATGACTTATCAAAGAGAAGAAAATGTTGTTGCTTGGCACAGACATATAATTGGTGGTAAGACAGGTTCAGCAACAGTTACAGTTACAGATTATGCAAACATACCTGTAGGTAGTCGTATTATATTAACAAAGTCAGATGGAACAACTGTAACATTTACATCAGAAACATCTGGAGCATCTACACCATCAGAAACAAATGGATGGCGACCTAATACAAATAATGATACAACTGCTGATAATATTTATACAGCAATAAATGCTCATGCAGATTTTACAGTAGCTAATCCTGCTGCAAATGTTGTAACTATTACAGAAACAAATCCACAATCTACAGGTGTTTTAACAGTAGAAACAACAGATGCAACAAGACTTGCAGCTACAAGTCAAACACATTCTAAAGCAAAAAGTGTAGCTAGTATTCCAGAAGGTGGAGAAGATCAAGTGTGGTTAATAGTAGAAAGAGTTATAAATGGCTCAACAGTACAATATGTAGAGTATCTTGATTCTACTTCTAATATGGACAGTTATTTAACAGGTACAGTAAATTCATCATCTACAAGTGTTACATCATTAGATCATTTAGAAGGAGAAAAAGTCCAGATATTAATAGGAGATGCAGTATATCCACCTCAAACAGTAACAAATGGTGCAGTTACAGTAGACATACCAAGTGAGTTATCTACAAAAACAATAGATGTAGGATTAGGTTATATTAGTACATTAAAAACATTAAAACCAGAATTTGGTGGTCAAGCAGGTACTTCACAGGGAAGAAAAAAAAGATATAATGAAGTTATGGTAAGATTTTTAAATACAGTAGGTGCAACAATAAATGATGATCAATTACCATTTAGATCATCTGCAACACCTATGGGTCAGAATATACCAGAGTTTACAGGAGATAAACGAGTAACAAATTTAGGATGGGATAGAGATGGGCAAATTACTGTCAAACAAACTCAACCCCTTCCTATGATAATATTAGGAATAACAGGAACACTTTTAACTGTGGATTAGATTATGATAGGATTAGCATTAGCACCAGCATTTGCATCAGCAGCAGCAAAAACAACTATTTTTACATTTGCTAATTTTGCGACAGCATTAAGTGTTGGTAGTACAATATTAGGCACTTTAGCTCAAGCTCAACAATCAAGAAGAAATGCAGAAAATTTAAGAACAGCAGCTTTATGGGATAAACAAAGAAAAGATATACAAAGAAAACAAGAAATTGTTAGAGCAAATAATGCAGCTAGAAAATTAATGTCTGAAAAAAGAGCTTCTATAGGTGCAAGAGGAGTAAAATTAGCAACAGGAAGTACATTATTAGATACACAAAATGTGTTAGATGAATTAGCAGATGCACAATATTGGATAGAAAAAAATTATACATCTAGTTTAATGGCAACAGATGCAGAATTAGCAGCATCATTACATAAAGAAAGTTATGCACAAACATCTAGTATTATAGGTGGTGTGGCTAATTTAGGATTGCAAACTTATATGGCAACAAGGATAGCATAATGGCAATAAGAATTAGACCTGCAAGAGGAGAGATACCAACACCTAGATTTACTCAAGATAGAAGTATGTTAAGGTTTGCACAATTTGCAAGAGCAGATGGAACAGGGTTAGCTAAAGCATTAACAGATGTTGCAGGAGTTGTAGCTAATCATGAAGTAAAAATGGATGCTCAAAGAATAAAAAATAAGTTAGCATTAAATGAAGCAAAATTAAGTAAGAGATTAATTGACAGAACACAGGAACTTAAAGAATCAGATATTGATATATCTAATCCATTTGAAATAAATAAATTAAAAATGGAAGAAGAAAAGTTTGTAGAAAATTGGATGAAAAGTACATTTGCAAATGATGAAAAAGCATTTAAACAATTTGAATCATTAAAGTTTAATTATTTATCTAATTTTAATTCTAATTTATATGTATTAAAAAATAAACGAATATTAGATGATGCTGTTTATTCTCACTCAGTAAACAAACAAAAACTAAATATACAAATTGATACTATGCCTATAAATAGTAATGTATGGAATAAAAGAACAGAATTTTTTAGAGATTTAAGAACAACAGCAGAATCAGCAAACCAAGCAAGTCCAAGTGGTGTAGCTATAGATTCAGCAGCAGAAGAAGATGCATTAAATAAAAGAATATGGGAAAGAGTTGTTATTGAAGGTAATTTAGTACCAAGCTATAGACCAAATGAAACTATAATTAATTATGATGAAATATTAAAAGGATTAAACAATCCAACAAAAACACAATATTTTGGAGAAGAATTACCATCAGATATAAGAAAACATTTAAAAGAATGGGCAAAAAACGGAAGAAAAGATCAAGAACAAGATAGGGTGTATTATGAGAATAGAATAAACAATGCATCTGGTATGAAAACTTTTGATATTATTAATTCTATAAAAAATGGAGAAATATCAATACCACAAGGATTTAAAGAATTTGAAGAAATAAAGTTTATAGGTGCAAACGGAAAAAAATTGCAAGATGCATATACTGATGCTTTTGTTAATTTGAATGTTGCAGGAACTAATACAGCAGAAAATTTGATAAATTCAAGATATATTCAAAATGAAATAGCAACAGGTAATGTTACAAGTATAACAGAAGATCAAATAACAGAACCAACTTTAGTAAAAAGATATAATGAAATAACAGGTAAAAATGAAAAGTCATTATCATTAATTGAATTAGCACAGGTAAATATAATAAAAAAAGAAGATGTATTAGATAGTAAAGGTGTATTATATAAAATGATAACAAATTTTGCTGACCCACAAAAAAAAGCAGATTTTGCATTATTAGAAAAATGGATAACATCTCAAGAAAATCTTATAACAGGTAAATCACAAAATCCTGCAGGTAATATAAATGCTAATTTAAGATTTAGTAATTTTGGAATAGATATGAGAGAAAGAGCTATAGCAGCATATAATTCAGGTATACCTATGAAAGAGTTGTTAGATTCAAGAAATAAAAATTTTATATGGAATGATAAAAATTTAACAACAGATCAAGGTGGTTATGTACCATCACAAAAAACTATTCTTAAAGAAGCAATAAGTACAGGTTTAGGAAAACCTTTACCAACAGTTCCACAACAAATTATAGAATTACAAGAAACTTTAAAAAAATTTAGAGAAGAACAAAATATGACTTTTCAAGAAATAAAACAAACAGATGAATATAAAAAACTTGAAAGTCTAAAAGCAAAACAATGACCTCTTTACTTGAAGAAATGAATGAAATGAAATCTCTAGGATATAGTCCATTAGAGGTAGAGGATTATAAAAATAGTCAAATTGAAGAAATGAAAACATTTGGGTTTTCAGATGAAGATATATATAAAGAATTAAATGCAGTACATCCAAATACTTACAACAATGATACAGTTGTAAAAGAACAAAACAAATCATTTTGGCAAAATGTTAAAGAAAAAGCAGGTGCAGTAAAAGAAAGAGCTATTGGTGAAGATTTTGATATAAGTATGAAAAGAGCATTAGGAGCATCTTTATATAATATAGGATTACAACAAGCAGATAAAGGTATTCCTTTAGAAGAAGCATTTGAAGTAGATGAAGATAGAGGATTTTTAGAACAGGGTATAGAATCAATAATTACACTTGCTGCTGATTTACCATTTTATGGTGCATCAATATTAGGTGGCACAGCAGTAGCAGGACCTGCAGGAGGAGTAGCAGGTTTAGCTTTACCACCTACTATTAGAAGTATATTTATGGATCAATTAGCAGAAGGTAGAGTGCAAAACTTTTCACAGTTTTGGGATGGGTGGATAAAAGAAGCATTGCCAGAACAATTAAGAAATAATCCAAATGTTTTAGGGTTGTTATCTTCAAGTAAAGCTATAGGTAAGGGATTAACAGAAGCAGCATTACTAAAAGGTACAGAAAAAGCAACTAAAATATTAGATGTAATGAATATACCTAAAAATTATTGGACAAAGTTTGCAGCTAGATGGAATGTATTTACAGGTCTAGGAGCAGCATTAGAACAGCATATGCCAACTTTAGATGATTATTTATCTAATGCAGTAATATTTAAAACACTTGGTATGGGTGAAAGTGCTGTAACTATGATGAAAAATAGAACTAAGAAAACATTAAAGAATCCAAATGAAGTAACAAAAGAAATTTTAGATGACGATATTATGAGAGCAGAAGCTATTAGTTTAAGTCATAAAACATTTACAAGAGAAAAACAAATAGATCAAACACAGATAACAGATTTAAAATCTAAATTAACAGAAATAAAAAAAGATAAAGAATTTTTAAAAAACCCACAAGGTAATAAAGAAAGATTAAAAGAATATCAAGATATTAAAAAACAATTAAACGATTTAGCTGAACCATTTGAACCTGCATTAATAGAAAGAACAACAGAAGTTGTTAAAGATTTAAGTGCTGCCCAAAAAAAATTAAGGTCGCAAATGAGTCCAGATAAAATAAAAAAACAAGAAGTTGATGCAGACCCATTAAGAAGTAGACTACAAGATTGGTCAGATAAGTTACATCCTATACTTACAGTTTCTAATATAGGAAAAAAAATAGGTATTAAAGAAGCAGAAAATATATACCAAAGATTTAGAATACAACCTGGAATGATAGGTAGAGCTGAACATATGATAAGATATGAAACTTTAGATTTTAATTCTTTAAAAGGTAATGGTAAAGGTCTTATGCAAATACTTGAACCTGTAATTAAAAATGAAAAAAATTATTTAGAGTTTAAAGATTATGCAATATCAAGGAGAGTTATAGAAAAAGAAGGTCAAGATAAAAGAACAGGATTTGATTTAGATGCAGCAAAAACAATAGTTAGAGAATTTGATGGTAAATATAAAAAAGTGTTTGAAGAATATTCTCAATATAACCAAAGATTATTTGAGTATATGAAAGAAAGTGGATATATAAGCAAAGAATTTTATCAAAAAGCATTAGAACTTAACAAAGATTATGTACCATTTTACAGAGAGTTAGACCCTGCAACAACAGTAAAAACAGGAGGTAAAGGTGTTAGTGGTGTAAAAAATTTGATGAAAGAGTTTAAAGGGAGTGAAAAAAGAGTTCTTGATCCTGTAGAGTCAACATATTTAAATACATATTATTTTGTACAATTAGCCGAAAAAAATTATGTAAGGAGAGATTTAATTGATGTTGTATTAGATGCACAAAAAAAACATGGAACTAAACTAAAAAAAATAGATGATGATATAGCAAAGTTTGAAAAAGCAAAAGAAACAGAAAAAGACTCTGTTAAATTAGAAAAAATAAATCAAGCAATAGATGTTGCTATAGCTAGAAAGAATGAATTAAATACAGCATTTGAGTATGATAAAATTGAAAATATAAAAAAAGCAGAAACAAGAACTACAAAAGTACAATTAAATAAAAAAGAATTAGAAAAGTTAGATGTAAAAGATATAGATGCAGCATTAGAAAAAGGTGCAAGTATATTTAGAAAACAAAGAGCAGAATTGAAAGATACAGAAATGCCTGTATATAGAGATGGTAAATTAGAAGTGTATGAAGTTGGTCCATCATTAGCTAAAGCTGTAAGAGATGTAAATATAGAAAGTTGGGGTATGATAAAAAAAATGGCAAATATACCTACAAGAACATTAAGAGCAGGTGCAACATTAGACCCTGCATTTACAGCTAAAAACTTTTTTAGAGGTGAGTTAGCAGCAACAATATTTAGTAAAAATAGATATTTTCCTTTAGTTCACGGATCACTAGGAGTATTTAGATTATTAAAAGGTAAAAGAAAACAAACTGAATTATATAAAGATTTTGTTAAATCTGGTGCTTTACAATCTTCTTTAGTTAGTTTTGATAGACAATATATTAGAGAAGGATTTATGAAAGAAGAACTTACTTCAAGAAAAGTTATAAATCAAATAAACCCAAAAAATTATTTAGAACATTTAAGAGTAGTTAGTGAGTTAGCAGAAAGTGCAGCAAGAATAAGTGAATTTAAAATGACACAACAAAGATTAAGAAAAACTAGACCAGAACTTACTGAACGACAAATTTTAGAACAATCTGGTTTTCAAGCTAGAGAAGTTACTTTAGATTTTCAAAAAATAGGATTACAAATGCAAGGTTTAAATGCAGTTACAGCATTTTATAATGCACGACTAAGAGGTTATGAACAATTAATTAGAGGTGTTGTTAAAAATCCTAAACGAGTAATAGGTACTTTATTAGCATTACAAACATTTCCAAGTGTTGTATTGTGGATTGCTAATAGAGATAGTGAAACTTATAAAAATTTACCACAATATCAAAAAGATAATTTTCATATAATAATTGTAAATGAAGGTCAAGATAATGAAATTGTATTTAGAATACCAAAATTATGGGAATTAGGATATGTATTTGGTACATTACCAGAAAGAGCATTAACTTGGATGGATAGTAAAGATAAAAAAGCAGTTGATCAAATTGTTAAAGATGCTGTGTCAAGTCTAGGAAAATTTGGCAGAGGTTTAATTCCTATACCAGAAGCAATTAGAGTGCCTTTAGAGTTGCGAACAAATGAAAGTTTTTTTCAAGATAGACCTATTATACCTAGAAGATTAGAAGGTTTATTGCCAGAATTACAACAAACACCTTATACATCAGAAGTATCTAAATTATTAGGAGATGCATTTAGAAAAATACCTATATTAGATCAAGTAAGTAGTCCTTTACAAATTGATTATGCAATTAAAGCATGGACAGGTGGTTTAGGTGCATATGCATTAGAAGGTATAGATTACATATTAAAAAAAGCAAATGTTACAGAAGAATATAAAAAACCACTTAGTGATGATTTTGTTAAAAACTTACAAACTATGCCTTTTATTAAATCATTTGTAGTTAGAAATCCTACAGCAGGTGCAGAGCCATTAGCAAAGTTTTGGGATAAATATAAAGTAATAAAAGAAATTAGAGATTCATCAGATGAGTTAAGAAGGCAAGGTAAAATACAAGAATCACAAGATATATTAACAGATGAAGCAAGAGCTTTGGGTGGTTTAGATGCATATGCAGAAGCTATTGGTGCATACAATAAATTAATTAGAGGTTTATATTTAATACCTAAAGATAATAAAGATATTACACAAAATGAAATAAGAGATTATATAGACAAATTATATGAAGCAATGATATTGCAAGGTAAGGCAGCAAATAAATTAATTAATGAAGTAGAAAAAAACTTAAAAAAGTAATAAAATTATGTTAGGATATGTGAAATGACTATTACAACTACAACAATAAAAAACAGTTATTCTGGTAATGGAACTAATGATACATTTGCTTATACTTTTAAAATATCAGCAGATGCCGATATAGAAGTTATTATTAGGTCAGCAGCAGGCACAGAAACTGTAAAAACATTAACTACACATTATACTGTAACAGGTGCAGGTACAGCTAGTGGAGGTAATGTAGTATTTACATCTGGCAATATACCTACAGCTACAGAAACAGTTGTATTAAGAAGATCAACAACACAAACACAAACATTAGATTTAGTTGAAAATGATCCATTTACTGCAAATAGTGTAGAAGGAGCATTTGATAAAAATTTATCCATAGTACAAGAATTACAAGAACAAGTAGATAGATCAATAAAAATTAGTAGAACAAATACAATGACTTCTACTGATTTTACAAATAGTGCAACAGATAGAGCAAGTAAAATATTAGCATTTGATAGTAGTGGGGAAATATCAGTTACACAAGAATTAGGTACATATAGAGGAGATTGGGCGGCAAGTACAGCATATAATGCAAGAGATATCGTAAAAGATACATCTACTAATAATATATTTATTTGTACAACAAGTCATACATCAAGTGGTTCACAACCACTTACAAGTAATACAGATAGTGCTAAATGGTCATTAATAGTTGATGCAGCTAGTGCTACAACATCTGCATCTACAGCAACTACAAAAGCAGCTGAAGCATCTACTAGTGCATCAGCAGCAGCTAGTAGTGCAAGTACAGCTAGTGGTCATGCAACAACTGCTAGTACACAAGCAACTAATGCATCTAATTCTGCAACAAATGCATCAAATTCAGCTACGGCAGCAGCTTCTAGTGCAACAAGTGCAGCAGCAAGTTATGATGATTTTGATGATACATATTTAGGAGCAAAAAGTTCTGCACCATCTGTAGACAATGATGGAGATGCATTAGCAACAGGTGCATTATATTTTAATACAACTACAGATGCACTAAATGTATGGAATGGATCATCTTGGGTAGCAATAGCAGCAGATACAGATGTTAAAGTAGCAGTATCTAGTAACGATACAACAGCAGGATTTTTAAATGGTAAGTTAGTAGCAGGGGATGGTATTGATTTAACAGAAGGTAGTGATGGTGGTAATGAAACATTAACAGTAGCAGTAGAGGGTGAAATTGTACAAAAAGATGTACAAACTACATTTACTAAATCACAAGTAGCATCTACAGAAACAGCTACAATATCTACAACAAAAACATTAGATTTTGACACATATCAAAATTTTATATTAACACTAGGTAGTGGTGCAAATACATTAGCTAATCCTACTACAGAAGCAAGTCAAATAGGACAAACAGGTGTTATGATATTTATACAACCAAGTAGTGGTGATGCAGGAACAATAAGTTTAGGTACAGATTATGAAACTGTTGGTGGTGCAGGATTGTCATTAAGTGGCACAAATAGTGCTTATGATATTGTGCCTTATGTAGTAAAAGCAGATAATAGTATATTAATTGGATCACCACAACTTGCATTTAGTTAGATGTTTAGTAACGAATTATGGCAAAAATCTGGAGT